GCAAAAAGTTTTGCTAATCATAACACTACTACTGATGCTGTGGAAGCTGCAGCACATTTATTACCTGAGAACATGGGTATGATTTATGACTTAGGTGGAAAAGAAAATTTAGAAAAAGGATTTTTTAATGTGCGAGGCAAACTAAATGCAAATGATAAAAAATTTTTACTTGATAGAATTAGTGTTTTAACAGGAGAAAATTTTAATATAAAAAATCTTAATGACCTAATAGAAAAAACCAAAAAAGTAAGAACAGCTAAAGGTCGTATTGCCACTAGAATAAAATCAAATGCCAACATGAATAAACAAATAAAAAATATTGCTGACGATCCTACAATTAAAAATTTACTTACTAAACCATTAAACAGAGAAACACAAACAGCTTTGTTAACTAGAGCAACGGAAATTGTTGGTGGTGATGCATCTATTGCAAGTCGAAGGTTGTTTCAAATGGCAGAGGCTATGTCAGATACAACAAACATGTACAAAAATTTAGGAATTAAAATAAATAACAATGTTGCTGATAAAATTATTGCAACTGGAAAAGAAATAGGAGGCAGAAGTAATAGGTATGGAATGTCAAGCGTGTTGTATAACTATTACGGAAACGTAGTTGATAAAGCGTTAGGAGCGACAGAGGGAGAATCATTTATAGGTAAGTATCAAACAAATATAAAAAATCTTTTAGATAAAGGACAGTCTCCTGATGAAATATTTAGTTTAACAGCTTCTGCAAGAAGAGGATTATCACCGTATGCTATATTTACTCAACAATTAAGAACAGATGCTAATAGTGCTATTAAAGGTGCATACATTGATTCTGCACTTTCAAGAACACACAAAAAATTACAAGAAATATTTAAAGGTAGAAAATATAATCAACTAAAACCTGCGGAGAAAAAGGCTGTAGATACATTAGTTAAAAATTTTGAAAAAGAAAAGATCAAAGCTTTAAATCAACCAGTTAATCCTGGTGACGTAAAGAAAGGTGCTAAACCAATTTATCTAACAGCAGACGAAAAGAAAAATATAAAATTACCAGAGTTTGATCTTAAAAATCCACCAAGTAAAGCTATAGCTCAATATAAAGATTTTAGTAAAAACTTACAAAAGGCTTTTGATACGTCATATAAAAACGTTGGATACAGCATGAAAGTTACAGAAGATATGCAAACACAAAAACAATTTATTCAATCTCTAGAAAACCCACAACAAATACAACTAGCTAGAATAGGTTGTCCTGGTAAAGCAACAGGTGGCCGTGTTGGATTTTTTGAAGGGCAAAATTTACAAGCATGTGCAATTAAAGGTGCGCAAAAATTACGATCAACTGATCCAAAAAATTTATCACCAGGAGATCAAAGAAATTTTAAAAATTTAACTAAAACAGCTCAAGGTGTGAGAGTTATGAAAAATATTTTAGGACCAGCAGCCTTGGCTTATGAAGGATTATTTGCTTTACCTTTTGCCTTGTATGACTATCAAGCAGGTAGACCTTTAGGAGATATAGGAAAAAACATACTTACTCTTGGATTCTTAGATAAAAAAATTACAGAAGATCGATTAAAAGAAATAAATCCAGCCTACGGACAAGCTCAAAAATTAGATGAACTTGGTGCAAAGTTTGATAAACTAGAAAAATCAGTGATGTCTCCGACTCCAATTGGTAACTTTAGACAACGAGCAGTGGACAGACAAAAATTTGAAGATATTATACCTCAATTAGAAAAAGCTTACGAACCTTTTATGGTCGATGGTGTGATTGATCCAAGTTTATATATGAAAAATATAGCCGATTCTGAAGAGGCAGAAAAAGAATTAAAAAGACAGTATGGTATTACAAGACAAGAAAGAAAATCAGAATTTGATTTAAGTGATCCTTTTATGGCAGCAGGTGGTGGTATTGCAGGGTTATCTGGTGGCATAGATGAAGGCCCACAAACAGTATCGATGAATCCAGATTCACAAGGGTTGCGATCTTTAAAAAACCGTGTTAGAAACTTATAGGAGTATAAATGGCAGATATAGATAAAGGACTCCCGAACACTAGAACTAAACTTGAAGTTCCTTCAGAAAAGGAATTACAAGAAGAAGTTGCTGTTCAGGAAGAACCACAAAAAGGACCGATTGAAGTTATACCAGAAGAAGATGGTGGTGTAACATTAGACTTTGAACCAGGATCAATTAATGTCCCTGGAACCGAATCACACTTTGATAATTTAGCAGATCTTTTACCAGACGATGTATTAGAGCCAGTAGGCAATGAGATGGTTCAAAATTATATGGACTACAAAGCATCAAGAAAAGATTGGGAGCAAGGATACATACAAGGTTTAGATCTTTTAGGATTTAAATATGAAAACAGAACAGAGCCTTTTCAAGGAGCTAGTGGTGCAACACATCCAGTGATGGCAGAAGCCGTTACACAATTTCAAGCACAAGCTTACAAAGAATTATTACCAAGTGATGGACCTGTGAGAACACAAATTATGGGAACAAAAAGTGCAGCCACAGAGCAACAGGCAACACGTGTAAAAGATTTTATGAATTATTTAATTATGGATCAAATGAAAGAGTATGAAGCTGAGTTTGATTCTATGTTGTTTCATTTGCCATTAGCAGGATCAACATTTAAAAAAGTTTACTATGATGTAAACATGGGACGAGCTGTATCAAAGTTTGTTCCAGCAGATGAATTAATCGTTCCGTATACGGCTACCTCATTAGACGATGCGGAAGCGATTATTCATACAATTAAAATATCTGAAAACGAATTAAGAAAACAACAAGTATCTGGTTTCTACAGAGATGTAGAGTTAGGACCTCCAGGTACGACTACAAACGACGAGCTTTCAAAAAAAGAACGTGACCTTGAAGGAAGTAAAAAAACTGGTAAGAACGAACCAGTATATACTTTGTTAGAGTGTCATGTTAATTTAGACTTAGAAGGTTTCGAAGAAGTCGGTGCAGACGGACAACCGACTGGAATAAAATTACCTTACATCGTAACTGTTGAAGAAGGTAATAGGAAAGTTCTTTCGATAAGAAGGAACTATGCGCCCGATGATCTAAAGAAACGTAAGATCCAATATTTTGTCCACTTCAAATTTCTGCCGGGACTTGGATTTTATGGCTTTGGACTCATTCACATGATTGGCGGATTGAGCCGTACGGCAACGGCGGCTCTCCGTCAATTATTAGACGCGGGCACCCTATCAAACCTACCAGCAGGATTTAAACAAAGAGGTGTAAGAGTTAGAGATGAAGCAGCTCCAATACAACCAGGTGAATTTAAAGATGTAGATGCACCAGGTGGTAATTTACGTGATGCTTTCTTTCCTCTACCATACAAGGAACCTTCTCAAACATTATTAAATCTTTTAGGTATTGTTGTACAAGCAGGACAAAGATTTGCTGCAATAGCGGATATGCAAGTTGGTGATGCAAACCAAGCAGCAGCTGTTGGAACTACGATTGCATTATTAGAACGTGGTTCAAGAGTCATGAGCGCAATACACAAAAGATGTTATGCAGCGATGAAAGCAGAATTTAAATTACTTTCAAAAGTTGTGTCACAATATTTACCACCAGAGTATCCATACGATGTTGTCGGTGGTGCAAGAAACATAAAACAAACTGACTTTGACGATAGAGTTGATATCATACCGGTAGCTGATCCAAATATATTTTCTATGTCACAAAGAATTACTTTAGCACAAACACAATTACAAATTGCTAGTGCTAATCCTATGTTACACAACATGTATCAGATATATCGAAACATGTATGAAGCTATTGGTGTTAAAAATGTAGATGCGGTTTTACCACCTCCTGCACCAAACATGCCAATGGACCCAAGTTTAGAACACATTAATGCTTTAGCGGGTAAACCTTTTCAAGCTTTTCCTGGTCAAGATCACAGAGCACACATCACAGCTCACTTAAATTTTATGTCAACGAACATGGTAAGAAATAATCCTGCAATTATGGCAGCGATACAAAAAAATATTCTTGAACATATTAGTTTAATGGCACAAGAACAGGTACAATTAGAGTTTAGAGAGCAAATGCAACAAATGTTGTTGTTACAACAACAAGCAGCAATGAATCCACAAGCACAACAACAGCTTCAAGCGTTAACAAATCAGGTTGAAGCAAGAAAAGCAATATTGGTTGCAGAGATGACAGAAGAATTTATGAAGGAAGAGAAGAAAATTACGTCACAATTTGACTCCGACCCTCTATTAAAACTAAAATCACGTGAAGTTGACCTACGTGCAATGGAAAATGAGCGTAAAAAGATGAATGATAAGGCAAATCAAGAACTAAACACGGCAAAATTAATGCAAGCAAGAGAAATTGCCGAAGATAAGATGGATCAAAACGAAGATTTAGCTAAATTAAGAGCTGGAGTGAGCCTTGCGAAGTCTGGCGCACAACAAGCAGCCGTAATTGTGGAGGATGATTAATGCCATTAAACAAAAAAGGTAAAAAAATCATGAAATCGATGAAAAAACAGTACGGCAAAAAGAGAGGTGAAAAGATATTCTATGCATCTAAGAATAAAGGTGTTATAAAAGGAGTGAAAAAAGGAGCATAAATGCAAAAACTAGACAAAATAAAAGAAGTTAAAGTTGCGGAGCAGAGTATTGAGGTAGATCCTAGATCTAAAACAACTGCTGACCAAGCTTTTAACTATATTGCTACAGGAAAACCTGAAATGCCGGTTGGTGGTCAGAAAAGAATGTTAGCAGAAAAAAGAAGAAACTCTAAAGCGTACTAATATGTGGTTATCGGCGATAAAATTAGCCGTCTCTGCTGGAAGTAAGATTTACGCTAACAAACAGAGAACGAAAATGGCAATGTCTGATGCACAACTTATGCATGCAGAAAAAATGGCCCGTGGTGAGGAGCAATACCAGGGTAAATTGCTAGAAGCTAGACAATCAGATTGGAAAGACGAGGCAGTTTTGATAATTCTCAGTTTGCCCGTAGTGGTGCTCGCATGGGCGGTCATATCGGACGATCCAAGTGCGATGGACAAGGTAAAATTATTCTTCGAGATGTTCTCGCAGCTCCCGTCATGGTTTACAAACCTCTGGATACTTGTCGTAGCGAGTATTTATGGTATAAAGGGAACGCAAATATTTAGAAACGGAGGAAAAAAATAATGGGTGTAGGATTTTTTGGAAAATTATTCAGTAAGGTTTCACCAACTATTAAATCTGTAAAACCAACAACAGATATTTCAGGAAGTGTTAAAAGAACTAAACAAGACGAGTTTAGAAAAAGATACACTGCTTTAGATAAAGCAGAAGGTAAAATTAAATCTGGTAAAAAGATGATTAAAGAAGGTCAAAAAGAAAGAACCAAAATGGTTGATACCAACAGAGCGTTTCAATTTAAAGGTGGTAGTTATCACGCTATTCAACCTGGAGAAAATCCTAAAGTAAAATACAAAGGTTTATTAAAAGAAAAAAAAGCTAAAGGTGGCAGAGTTGGTAGAAAATTTGGTAATCCAAAACCAAAAACAAATGTTGAAAAAATTAAAAAAGCTTTTGATCCTAGAAAATCTGATCTTAACAAAGATGGAAGATTAACTAGTTATGAAAAGAAAAGAGGCATGGCAATTGCAAAAGCAATGAGAGGTAGAAACAAAAATGTCTAGACCAGGTTTATATGCGAACATACATGCTAAAAGAAAACGTGGTGGTAAAATGCGAAAAAAAGGTGCAAAGGGTGCACCAAAAGCATCTGACTTTAAAAGAGCAAAACAAACAGCGAGATCATAATGACTAAACTATGTCCTAGAGGTAAAGCCGCAGCGAAGAGAAAATTTAAAGTGTATCCGTCAGCATATGCTAATGCCTACGCTTCTAAAATATGTGCAGGTAAGATCAAAGATCCATCTGGTGTAAAGAGAAAAGATTTTAGAGGTAGCAAAGCTGAAGGTGGA